TTGACTCGTGGGGGTGAATGCCAAATGTTCCATAAATATTTTTATATTTTTTCACTATTTTCTTGAAAGTCTGAATCGTATTCAGCATAATAACATTTTTTACCATCTCTAAATTTTTGATCAAATATAACTATATCCTCATCATTATCTAAAGCAATACTAATTATATTCCAACCATGACATTTATCTTCATACTCTGTCATTTCATTACCAGGTTTAATCCAAATAGGTGTATGGTTATCATGATAATTTTCTTCACTTCTAATAGGTATTGCTTTTAAATGTTTTTCTTTTTCTTTTTCAGCACCTATTTCTGGATATTCATATTCGGCCCATTTTTTTAAATTAATAATATAACATTGATCATGAAGTTCGTAATAACTTCTTTTTCTATCTAATATATGTCCTGCTATAAAAAAATCTGTTTTAATTAATTCTTCGAGTTGTTCAAAAAATTGACTTCCTTCAAATTCTGTATCTGCTGTATAAACTACTGCATGAGTATAATCTTTTTCACTTTGTTTTAAACCATTTTCTTCTGTTATTGCTGTTAACAAGTCATACCCATTACTATTAATATTCTGTATTTGATAATCAGCAATATTTTTAATTAATTCTTTAGTCCACGCTCTTTGTATTTTGTACATATTGTCTATACAAATAAACACAACATCGGACGTTCTATTCATAGCGTCAAATTTATATGCCATTAAAGAAAACCACCTTTCTTCGGTAGAGCTTTTGGATCTGTATTTCTAATATTACCATCGTCTATAGTCGTCTTGACCATTTGACTATTAGGAGAATTACATCCTATAATCATATATCTTGTATATTTTTGTGTCTTCAATTCTACAGGTGGAAGAATTTCTTCTAAGTCTGTGGATTCTGCAAATTCTGTCAAACTATTTTTACAATTTATATGACCTTTCCCTTCAGAAAAGTTATTACTTTGACATATTATTGTTTTGTTTTTAGGTAATAATGTTATCCATTTATTAAAATCTTCTTGCGTCATATGTTCACACACTGTATTAATGATTATATCATAATCATTATAATTTTTAAAATTTAACATATCACAAGTTTCTGCTTTAAATCTTCCTTTTATTTCATATTCTTTATTCATTTCATAAGCTATTTTTTTACAATCTTCGTCTATATCAATGCTTAAAATCTTACTCACAGATATTTCACTATTAAACAATAGTGTTGCCATTACACCATTCCAACCACCACATATAAGAACTTTAGCATCTATGATTCTTTGCATTTTATGAACTTCTTTAAGTCTTTCACATAACCAAACCTTACTTAATACTTGCCCCTTCCAAAAACTTTCTAATGTTTTATCTCTATCTTCGGATCCTCTTATAGTATCCATCCAGTATAATATGTCTTTAATATTGAGTTTCAAATTGTTCTCCTAATCTATCAAATTTTCCACATTGTTTTGAACATTCCATTAAAGGTTTATCTGTCCAAGTATCTTCTATTTTTCTAAAAAATTGCGAATCAAATATTTCTTTTAAAGATTTGTTATGCAAATTAGTAAATTCTCCTATTTGATCCATATAATCTACCCTTGAGTCTTGTGTAGGCAATGTCCATTGCAAATCTAACCAACAACAAGGACTAACAGTACCATCTGCTGAAATATATATTTGACTATATTTTTTAGCTTTACAATCTATGACGCAAGAAGTTATTTTTGCTTCTTGCATTTTAGCTATCATTTCAAAACTTTTTTTACTTGGCTCCAATATATGCGTTGTCTTTCCTGTTTCATCTATAGCGTGAAATTTATCACTTTTAAATCTTGATGTATGTTTATAACTAAAAGATTTAAAGCCCAATTCCTTACTCATTGTATGGCATTGTTCTACTTGATGTTCATTATGTTTAAAAACTAACATATGCCATTTTGCATAACCCCCTGCTTTAATAAATGCTTTTGCATTTGTAATTATTTTTTTCCAGTCAGTAGAAACACGATATAGATGATGAGTATCTACCAAACCATCTATACCAAAAGTTGTTTTTACATTTTCTTTAGCCAATCCTTCCCACCAATTTATATCTCTAGCACTACCATTTGTATGCATAGCTAATCTAATTTTTGGATTAATACTTTTAATATATTGATAAATTTCTAATGTATCTTGAGCAATTATAGGATCTCCTAAATTACCACACATGAATAAACTTTCTAATTGAATCAAAAATTCTGTTGGAAACCATTTTTTAAATGTATCTAAATTAATTTCCACAAGATGTATTAATGGATTTAGAGGACCTCCACCTATTCTTCTAGGACACATAGGACATCTAGCTTGACATTTGCTAGTAATTTCTAAATGCACATCTTTTATTTCTGAATAATTATACATTTTTTTCCTTTGGTATTTTAGAATCTGCTGAACTTACACACGTTGGTGTTATACAATTTCTTGGTCTCTTGAACAATTTAAATCCACCTTCTATAGTTCCTAATGGTTCATCATGACAACTATACCCTCTTTTAATTTCTCCTCCCGGTTCTCTTATTATACAACTTTGATATCCTGCACTACAACTCCATCCTTTAAATTTATTAAATCCAAATGCATTAAGTCTTTCAGCTTGATCTAATTCATATTCTTTTCCTACTGCATCATACAATAATAATTGTTTTACTTCCTGGTTCATTTCATTTTGTAGTATATTAGTTTGTTCTTCTGTATATCCTTGTACAATAAAACTTGCTGTAGGATCACTTTGAGGTTTAAGAGTTACATTTAATCCTTTGTCTCTAAATCTTTTACATCTATTATAATACTCATCCCAACGTTCTGGAACCATAACTTGATTTATTGTTATAAGTATTCCATGTTCTTGTAAAAATTTAAGTTTATCACCAAATTCTTCCTCATTAGAAAATTCTGCATGGTAACTTGCTGTAATACTTCTACGATCCAATGGATAAGTTGTTTCTAACCATCGATCCCACCATTTTAAACCTGGACTACAATTACTAGTCATATGCACACTAAGATATTCACTTATAGGATCAGCATAATAATCTAATAATTCTATTAAACCTTTATATGTTGTAGGTTCTCCTCCACTAAAACTAAAATGAAATTTACTAAATCCATATTCTCCTGCTTGTTTTTTAATTTCTTTTATAGTATTTTGATATTGTTCTAGTGGTCTATGATCTAAAACTTTACTTTTAGCATATGGCCAACAATAGCTACAATCATAATTACAAAATCTTCCAAGAATCCAGCTAACAGAGAACACATTTTGTTCCAACATTGTTCTTTGTCCCAATTTAACAATATTGTTAAACGGTATATTATTTTGATAATCCACAAACACTATCCTTCATTTTATATTTGTAATATTCTTTTAACCACGTAAAATTATTAATTAATTTTAATTTACTTGGTAAATCTTTACTTTCAGACCCGTATTCTTTTCCTGCTAACGCTCCTTTAATTGCATATGACCCAAACAGTTTATCTTTTCCTACGGTACACCAAACATCTAATCTACTATCTGTTTCTTTATCATCTCCTCTATCAATAACTTTACTACTTAATTTTACACACTCTCTAAATGCCGATTTAAAAGTATTGAACGCATCTGTATTAAAAACACTAACATTAGATACTTGTTCCATAGGTCTGAATCTATCACTAATACTTGTTGTCATATCAACTGTATCTTCATTTATTTCTAAAGTTTTTCTACGAGGTAATAGTTTTACGCCCCCGTAACCATACTCTAAATTATTAATTGGATTCCTACTTCGCCAAACGTGTACTACATTTTCATTTCTTTTTTCAGGTACAAAGTCAAAATTAAAACTATCTAATATATCTGCATCTGCATCTACCACCCAAAACATTTTTGTTAAACATTTACTTGCGGCTACTTTATGTGCTTTATGAATTCCTTTTATTCCATTAACTCTTTGAGCTATTGGAAATCGTTTATGCAAATTATTAAAATGCTTATCAGCAGTAGCTTCATTATAGCTTATAAAAACAATATCATACATTACAATGTTCTCTTTTTAAAAATTCTTGGACTATTCATATACACCGATTTAAAAAATTTACTCTGTTCAGGGGTCAATGGTAATACAGGTATATCTATTTCTTCTCTATTTTTTATATCTTGACCCATTTGTGTTATTCGAGTTATTAATTCTTCCTCAGTTAATTTAGAATGACCTCTTCCTAAAGTATTTTCCTCATTAAGAATTGCATTTCGATGAAATATTGGACCAGATGGATTAGATTGCCATTCTTCTAAAAGATATTGAAAATCTCTTGTATACATTAAATCCCAATCTGTGCAAGTAATATTATAACAACCTAACCTTGCTCCATATATTGCCCATAAACCATTTTCAACATCTGCTCCAACAGACATCCATACTAATAATCTATGATAATTTTGCCACCAAATGTCTTTAAGCCT